AGCATATAATTTATTATAACTACCAGCCGCAATCCAACGATCTGAGTTATTCGCAATCCAAGACTTCATGCCACGCACTTGCCCTGCACTAGCCGTATCGCTGCGAGTACGCCAGCCACCGATGGGGCGCAATGTATTATCAAACCAGCGCACAAGATTAGAGTCACGCCACCGCCCTTGGCTTTGCAAGTCAGTGCCGTTTCGATAAACGCCTGCTGGTAAATCTAGCGGTATTAATGCCATAAATTACTTCTTTGTTTTCTTTTTGGCTTTAGCTGCGGCTTTCTTGCCTGCTGCGGTATATGGGTATTTCTTACCTTTGACTACTGGCATAACACTTCTCCTACCATTTTGTCTTTGCTGACCAAAAGGCCGCGCTAGTCTTGCCCTTGGCTATGTTTTTAGCGTGACGCGCTCGAAAGGCATCATTCCTAGCAGTTCCCTTGGGGCTACCTGTTGCACCTTCCTGACCGAAACGAATCATGCGGTCTTTACCATTATCTTGAATTAGAACAACATGAGACTTACCGCCTTTAGCTGACGCTTTAGGCTTGTTGTAGCCTGCAAACTTCTCACCGCGATAATCAATAGCCATGTTGGTTCCTTTAAGCAGCAGCAGCCGTAATAGCAGTCATATCTTCATCAGTCCAATAATCTTTAGCAATCATAATAACAAGATGTTCCTTGTTACGTGCCACACAGTCTGCCCAATCTTCATCGGACATACCTTCTGGCTGACTGCCATTGATTAATGCTACGGAATCACCACAAGCTGCGTAGTGTGCTGCGATTTGTTCTGCTGTTAATTCATCCATCTTTTTATGCCTCTAGTGCTGTTAAACGTGCTTCAAGTGCTGCGTTTTGGGTTGATAATTCTTGGATTGCTTTGACCATTGACCAAAATATTGGGTCAGTCTGTACTTGCTTTTGCCCACTATCACTTTCTGTCACTGCCTCTGGTAATACTGCTTCTATTTCCTGCGCTATAACTCCAACTTGTAATCCTGTAGCATCACACCCCGTTAATCCTTCAACAGTTATTTCTTCTTCTGTCCTGTAATTAAAGTTACGAACTTGAAGGGCATCAATCTTTGCTAAACCATTTGGACTATCAACAATGTTTTTCTTAATTCTTTCATCAGAGGTTTGTGTCCATGTGGTTGCGTTGTTACCTTGCCTACAAGCACCTGCAGAATCCCCAAAAATCCAAGTCGCAGCGTTAGAGGGGCCAGTGTTATTTCGTGCTATAAATAACAAATCGCTAGAACTTGTTCCGTCATGCCCTGCATTGTATCCAATACAAACGTTATTGCTACCTGTTGTTCGTGTGCCACCAGCGTTATAACCTATAAACGTATTCTCAATACCTGTTGTAAGATTAGCGCCAGTATAAGCGCCACTACCAGTGTTTTTCTGACCCGTAGTATTATTTAATAGAGATACATAGCCTGATGCAGAATTAAACTGGCCTGTGGTGTTAGTACCTAATGTTGCTCTACCTGTAGCAGTGTTAAATGAGCCTGTAGTGTTAGCGTCTAAAGCATCATGACCAAAAGCAGAGTTGTATGCGCCTTCAGTGTTAACCTTTAAAGCTCTATAACCCATAGCAGTGTTATTACTTGCCGTAGTGTTACGAGCCAAAGCCTCATATCCAAAACCAGCATTGAAAGAACCTGTGGTGTTATCACCTAGAGAATCGTACCCAGAAGCAGTGTTGTCACCACCTGTAGTGTTAGACGCTAAAGAATAGTAACCAGAAGCAACATTGTTAGCACCTGTGGTGTTGTATTGCAGGGCATACATACCTGTAGCAGAATTGTAACCACCTGTAGTGTTTCTCACTAAAGCACTATAACCAATAGCAGTATTGCGTTCACCTGTAGTGTTAGCACCTAAAGCATCTCCACCAACCGCAGTGTTGTAACCTGCTGTGGTATTTGCGTCTAACGCCCTCATACCTACCGCAGTGTTAGCTGTTCCTGTAGTGTTAGCTTGTAAAGCATTTCTACCTACAGCAACTAATTCACCACCTGTTGTATTGGCTGCTCCAGCATTACTTCCTACTGCTGTATTAAAATTTGCTGTAGTTTGGGCATCTAAAGCAGCAGAACCAATAGCTGTGTTTCCAGTTCCAGTTCCAGTATCTAATGCTTTATAACCAACTGCTGTATTGTTATCCCCCGTAGTAATAGCAGTACCAGCTTCATCACCAACGACAGTATTATAGTTACCACCAGACACAATGCTATTACCAGCGTTAACACCTGCAACAAAGTTACTTGTACCTGCTGTGACTGCGCTGATACCTGCTGTGGCTAGATTGCCTGTCATAGTGCCGCCAGAACGGGCTAATGCAGCGTTGGCAGTCGTTGTGTTAGTAGCACTACGATCATCAGACACCTTCATCTGAGTATCAATAAGATTTAAGTTGGTGTTGATTTTCGTACCCCAAGTATCCTCGGAAGCACCAACTTCTGGTTTAGTTAGGCCGTAGTTGGGTGTGGTTGTATCTGCCATTTTACTTTCCTATTTGTTAATCTTTTACAAGGTTGTCCAAGTTGCGCTATCTGTTGGCTTGGTAGCCCATGTTGCTACATCAATCGGCAATGGCTCGTATTTATATCGACCCGTTGCTGTCATGCCTGATGCCGCTTGTATAACTGCTGCACCGCCCATCTTGGCAGTACCATTTGCCGTTAAGCCCGACACAGCGTTAATAACTGCGCTTGCAGACACCGCAAATACGCCTGTAGCCGTTACAGTGCTTACCGCCTCAATAGACGCTTGCCCTTGTCCTATGTCCTGTCCAGTAGCCGTAACAGTGCTTACAGCCTCTATTACTGCGCTGGCGTGACCAAACTTTTGACCATTAGCCGTAACGCTTGATACTGCATCAATCTCAGCACTAGCTTGAAAAACCTGTTGAGCCGTAGCCGTAACCGATGAAGCCGCATTGATAACAGCAGCCGCATCTACATAAGCAGCCTGACCATAAATGTTAATGCCGTAATTGGCGGCTCCATAACCATTCATTCTAGGTTAGGGTTATGTCAAATTCGCCAGCTTGGAACCGAAATACGTCACCACTGCCAATGGGCTTACTAGCCGTCAACGCTGTCTCAGCAAGCATATTGCCGCCTGTTGCTGCATCTAATACTGCGGTATGCGTAATGGTTCCCCACACACCCGTAGCCGTTGGAAACTCAACTGCGCTAGTATTGTCGATAGCACCCGATACAGACGCATCAAAAGCCATAGCCTTGCGTGTGTAGCCATTGCCCGATACTTCTGTGCCTGTACCGCCTGCGCCTGTGGCTGATGTGTACAAACCGATGTAAACAGTAGATGGTGGTGTGTATGCCGCATTTCGGAATACATGATCTAATACTTCGTTTTCTAAGAAAGTCGTAAATGACATTAATAAGCACCTATTTTCAAGCGTAGGCCAGAGCCACTCGCGGTTGATCGACTGCTTGCGGTATTAACTCTAGCCACAGCAGCAGAATAAAGAGCAGCCCATGTTGAGGCTCTTTCATCTTCTTTTAAGTAAGGTGCGCTATGCAGCAAAGCACCATACAAATAAATATCGGGGTGATGGGTTAACAACCAGTTAGTGGTTGCTGAATCAGAAAGTGTGGGTATCTTGGCGTAATACATCAGTATCGCGCTGTACGAACCATCAGGCGTTGGAAATACCTCAAATTGTGACGAGTTAAGGCTGTAGTTGGTTGGTGTACCTGTGGAGTTGTTACGCGCTGCTCGGCTTGCTTGCATAGTAGCCAGCGACATAAAATCTAAACTGCTTGTGCCTGTCGTAACCAAGTGAAATCTTATAGTCGATAACCAATCGGTGGGGATGCCTGTAAACTGGCTGTCAATGGTTGTTTCAGCGCGTGTCTCCATGCGCCAGTGTCTAATCTCATTATTGATTGACGATTCAGCCAACGAAATGAAATCAGGAATAGTAGCCGTTAGATCATCACGATTTAAGAAATTAGCGATTGATGTTTTTAACTCTGCGTAAGTTGAGATAGCCATTAAATTAATTCCAATAATGATGCAGGGTTACTTATCTTTGTGTTTTTTGACTGCCCTATGTCGTAAAGCCCACTTAAAAGCCCTTTAATCATTTCGGGCGTTGCAAACTCACGTTCACCTGTTTGCTCATTAACTCTAAATGGCAATATGTCTGCTCTGTCCCACCCTGTATCGTCTGAGAAATTGCTTTCAAATGCTTGCTTGTTTTGTAGGTATTGCCTTTCTGCATTAGTCAGGTAAGCGTCTGTATTACCCTGCATATAAGATGATAGGTTAGATGGTTGGCCTGTTACGTTAGCCATTAAGCCTGCGCCTGTTGTTGCTACTGGGTTAGAGGATTTAATTGATGGTGATCTATACATACTATTGGAGATTGTATAGTCTTTATTTTTGCCTTTGTTCTGAACAAACCCAAAGCGTTTGTAAAACTCTGTTAGTCGCCTCTTAGAAGTGCCACCAAAATCTGTCGATGGTGATAATGAAACAGTCTGCCCAGTTTTATCAGCATATTCGGCTAAATCATTCATTATTGAAGTGCCTACGCCCTTTGACTTCTCAGGAACAACAATACGAGATAACTCTAAACCACCCTTCTTTTTGTTTTCAAATACGTCTAGCTTTACGCCCTGTTTATTAGCAGCCTTAATAATGTTATCTAATGATTTACCAACCACCCCTGCATCAGCATCTTCACTACCCGTCACAGCTAGTAAACCGCCTGCGCCTGCTGCTGCCGTAGCTACTGGGTTTGATGCTAGTAGGTTAGATGATGAAATCTTGGCAGGGTCAAATGCTGCGTCTGGGGAGCGAATGTTTTTAGTTTCAAAAGCAAGTGCTATATCATCAACACCTGAACCGCCAAACCATCCAGAGTCTTGCATATTCTTAAATATAACACCTTCATACCCATCTAGTTTAGCCTCTTTAGCTATACTATCTTGTATGTTCGCATCCCATGAGCTACCGCCCATATCAACTTCTTTAAAGTTAGAAGTATTTAAGTTGACTGAGAAGTTTGAACCTTCTTTAACTTCACTTATCCACTCGGAAGGTCTATATTGCCTGTTAGAGGTGTAAGTTGCAGGGTTTAGCTTCCTATTAGTTGCTGAGTAGTCCCACCCTGAATCTTTCATGTAATCAGGTAATTTTTCAACATTCTTAGGGCTTCTTAAAGGCTGTATTTCTTTATCACTTAACCCCCAGAAACTTAACTCGTCCATTGAGTTTGATTTCTGCTTCTGTGCATCATCAATACTCAGTCCATATTCAGACTCAAATTTCTTTTTATTTATTACCTCGCTTGTTGGCCTATAAGCGTCTGCTGTACTTCTGTTCTTAGCAAAATAAAAACCATGCCTAGTGTCTTTAGCACCAGACGATGATCCTAGCAAAGAGCTATCAAATTCCTTAAACGGAAGTCCTGTTTTCGGGTCTGCATCTACTGAAGTTCCATGATACCACTTTGTATCAGTATCAAAGCCCTGCTCTTTAGCCCTAGCCATTCTTGCAGGCGTAGACATATCCATAAGGCCACGAACAGCCTTAACACCTAAACCTATTGGGGTGCTTAATAAACCCATTACGAGTAATAACCTTTCTTAGCTGGCTTTTTAGCTGGCTTTTTCACAGCTTTCTTTTTAGGCTTTTTGGTAATCATGTACGCACCCGTAAAATTGTTAGTGCATTATACCATATTTTGCAATTAAATTAACATTATTAGGCCAGACCTTTTACGTTGCGCTTTAATGCTCCACGATTCTTTTTCTTAGAACGGCCCAAATCCCCTGCTGCAAAGGCTTGTGCCATTTGTCGTAATGCGTCTGCGGCTTCACTGTGGCCCTCAGACTTATCGGGTATATGCGACCAGCGTTGCTCACTGTTTGACCACTTGCGTCTGTATGACTTTAGATGATCTAAGCCCTTTGCACACTTTTCTTCATCAATCCAAATGTAAGGCCACATATCACTGGTTTGCTGTATACCCCATAAAGTGTCTTGAATCCTTGGCACTATGCGCCAGCTTGCGCTTGGCATTAATTGCTTGAGCATATCCTTTGGGCTTTTATTCTTTAGTTCGCCTTGACGCTTATGATCAGCATCGTGTGGCAAATACATATCACTAAATACTAAGTCCAAACTTTGTAACCATTTAACCGCATGACTATATGGTTCATTCCATGCCTCGTAAAACTGGATACACCTAAACTCTAATCCGACTTGTTGCACTACCCATATTGCACAACCATCTGACGCCCCAATGTCCCAAAAAGTTAAACAAGGGTGTGAAGCAACAACAGGTAAACTGCCTATGTGACCATCAGCATTAGCTTTGTTAATTTCTCGCAGCCAGAAAGCCCCTTCTGGGAACTCTAAAAAGTCACCCTCCCACACATGACCATAAGTGTCTGGGCGTTGCTCTAAATCCTCTAGGCGTTGCTCAGTTAGCACTTTCGGCATCCAAGGGTTATCTGCCCAATTTATGGCGGTAATTTTGCAGGAATCAGGCGTGGTTAATCTAAATCGTTTGTGTGTGGCTGAATCCTTTGATTGTGGGTTCCATATTACCCAACACTCACTATTCTCTTCACGAATAGACGGCATTAGCTTCATATAAGCCTCTTCACTTACTGTCTCGGCTTCATCAATAAACGCTAACAAGATTCTGGCTTTTGACTTAATGCTGTCGATGTTGCGTGTTAAGCCTGCAAATGAGTAACTGATACGCCCGTCTTTGCTTCGTATGTAATGATCGCCACAATCATAATAATTATTGAGAAACGGCACTGCTTGAATAGCGTTCTTGATTTCAGCAAATGATGATTCACTGAGGCTGTTCATGTACTGGCGCAAGCAAAGTATCTGACCTGATCGACCACTCATGCCAAATTTAAAGCCCCACACCGCAGTCATTAATGCAAAAGCGCGGCTCTTGGCTCCACCCCTTCCACCATAGGCTGCGCGTATTCTCGCCTCCCCTTGGAATATTGGAACTAATTTAGGTGGCAGTTCAATGTCAATTTCTGACATTTAAAGATCACCAAATTCTTTAGCCACTAGGTTAATCGTTGTTGGTGGCGTCATAGACCCATCACTGGAAGTCTGGTCAACCTTGTCAGTGTAATTGTGCTTTGTTAAAACCAGCTTGGTTATAGCGGCATTAAAGTCGCCTGTAAGCCCTTTATCGCTTAGTTCTATAAATTGTAATTGCATAATTCGGTCTAACATATCCGAAAACTCTTCCTTGCCTTCCTCTTTCGACCATGCGTACATCGTTGAGTTAGCAATGCCTAAGTAATAAGCAAGCCCGATATGCGAGGGAATAGCTGTACTGTAGGATTCTAAGTATTCCTTAGCTTTTGCCAATAGTTCTGGCGTGTACTTCGTTGGTCTGCTCATTTTAATGTTCCGTTATTTCAATTTCTTCAACATCTATTTCACTGTATTCATCAATCCAAACTACTGCCGCAGCGATTAATAAATCATCTTGTTCATTTAGAAGCCGACCATCGTTGACTTCTACTAAAGATTTTATGAGTAACTCAATAAGGTTTGCCCCTTGGTTAACTTCGTCTTGATGTATAGGTATCATGCAGCACCCTCTAGCTTTACTGTTAACTCTTTTGCTTTAGCTTTGTATTTAGCTTTAATCGCAATAATATCGTCACGCCTATAACGTCTTGGCTCTTGTGGCCCTTCTAATTCTTCAACAGCTTTAATGCCAATCTTGTTAATCAGATTAATGCGGTAATCAATGGCGTTACCTGATAAGTGATTATTACAGGGCGCACATTGGGCGTGGACGTTGTTCTCGTTGTATCGCAATTCTGCTGCTGCCCCTACCGATCTGTAATGCCCTGCGTGAATCTGGCCTGTGTGGTGTCGTTGACAGCTTATACAGGGCTTTCCTTTGTCTCTTAGTCTGATGTACTTATTAAATTCTGGCTGCGCTTCTTTGTGTAGCTCACCAAGGCTCTTTAAAGCCTGCTTACGGGCCTTTATGTTTTTCTTAGCTAATTGTGTGGCTTTTGCTCTAATCTTGCTCACACTGGCTATAGCTTTGGCCTGCTGATGTTCTAAGGCGTGTTCTTTGCTACAGTAAAAGCCTAGCGGTACTGTTACACCTACTTCCACCAGAGCAAAGGCTTTGCAATGTCTACAACGCTTTTTAGTGTTAGCCATTATTGTCTTTACTCGGAAACGGCACATGAACACCAAACTTGTCAGACAGGTGGCGATTGATTACATCGTATACTGCACTGACTTCATGGCTTTCTAATTTGATCGTTGAGTTTTTGCCTAACTGTGCGTCTTGAACGGGTCTCCAGATATGCTCTTTGACTGTTACTTTTGTCCACGGAATATCTACGCCCTGCTTTAGCGTTTTAACCATATCCAAGCCACGACCATTTAGTTCAGCAGCCAATAGATCACAGTATTTGTGAAGTGAGCTATTCTGTGTCGTTGTTCTCGACTTGCCTGTTGTCCACTTAACCTGTACATATTTTTTATCGGCATACAGTTCACGCAAATGTTTAATTAAGTTCTCAAGACTTGGGTCTGAGTTAACTGTCCAATCGTTACCTGTCATATTGCATCAGCCCATTTGCTCATTGGCAATCGTGATAAGCGCAAACTCAAGCGCAAATCCCACGCGCATTTCTTTTCATGCAACGGGCTGAATTTATAAGCAGGGTTATCAATCAACAAATACTCGTTTAATGGGTATCGGTTGCGCTGGCACTTCATTATCAATGTCACATGATAAAGTGGCATATCATATTTTTTGGCAATTTCTGCTGACAACATGCCAGCGTTTTTGCGCTTAACTATTGACTGACACTGCTCTAAGGTTAAACTCATGCGACTTTCAATAGGCCACGTTTAACTTTATGTGTGGTGTCATTGCCAGCCTCAATAATGCTGTTTTTATCAAGCAATTCACGAACACGACCCGTTACCCGATTAATCTCCCAACCTAAATTTGCAGCAATGTCTTGACGAGTAATTGGCTGGCTTTCTCTAATCACCCTCAACACCTCAATACATGCCTGACCAGTAACGGGGGCAATTGATGCTAAAGCGGCTCTGCTATTTGAATGAATCATGCGACTTTCCTTTGCTTGTTATATTTGGCCCTTGCACTGGGATTAAGTTGTGATTTGATAATGTGAGTTAAGCCTCCACTTTCGCCCCACTTCGCTTTATGAACTGGGCCTTTGTAACTAGGTAACAATTCTTTGTAATCGCTTTTTAATTTTGGCTTTGCTAAATAATCTTTCATGCAAACAATCCTTTTAATGCTGCCGCTTGTTGTGTTCCGTAATCGCGTTCTTCATCGGTTAACTGCTTGGTAATCATTAAGGGGGCTGACCTTGCTTGTATCGCTTGTTGATTAGAAATCATGTTTTGTTCTTCACCGCCTCTGGCTCTGCCTAAACACATATTTCTAAAGTCGGTGGCTGATGGAGGCCATGATTCTGTCCAATCTTGTAGCGCATCAATGCCAGCTTTAAATTGCTTGCCGTTCAAGTCCTCAAGAAAAGAAGTCCAACTGCCGTTATCAGAAAAATCATGGCTGCTAGTCCACTTGTGACCAAATAGGTCAGTCATTACTTCCCATAGGCGGTCAATTAATCGTTCGCTCAGGTCTTGATCTATTCGCTTCTCGTTCTGCGTTTTCTGCTCTGACCCTTGCAGGGGCTGAGTTATTAGCTGGTTTATTGACTGCATACTGACCTCCAATAAAATTATTGTTTTCATTACTAGGCTTTTGCTTTAACCACTCAGCCTTTAGTCTTGTCCAAGTGGTAGTTGAAAACTCATTCAAAACATCTTCAACAGTAAATCCGCGACTAATGGCTAAACTAATCTGATTGATTAATGTGTTTGCAATCCTTTGAGTCATATCGGGAGCTTTCATTTTTCTAGCTTTATGATTGGCAATTCTTATTTCGCATAAATCTTTAAATTCATCATCAGATAAATAATGATGATTAATATCTGATGTAGTCTCTGATGTAGTCTCTGTAGTCTCTGGTATTGGTGGGGTCATAATGACCTTATGTGAAAGGGTCAAATTGGCATCAACATCAGAACAATGTGACACCACCTTTGGCTCAATTTGATCTAATGGTTGATCTTGTTGACTGTCATTGATTATTGGTGAGACTTGGTGAGACTTGGTGATACCTAAACAAACAGGGTGGGAGTAGTTAATCGTGTACCAAACAGTCCGATCCATTTTCATTTTGTTGTAGTTACCCGTAAAGATAACGCCTTGAGATTTTAAACTGATAATCACACGCTTTAGAGTGGCTTTAGACCAGAAAGGAAATTGCTCTAACCAAGAGTCATGCGTGTTGTAAATCCAATTCTTGCCGTCATAAAACTTGTCAGACTTCTCGACCCAGTAATGGATTTGTTGAGCCAAAATAGCCTCGTTCAAGCCAATCTTTGCCGCTAGCTTTGGCATTATCAATAAAGGCTGTTCAGAAATTAATAAACTCATAAATATCCTAAATCATCTAAATCATCTAAATATGTCTTTCAAAAACGCTATGCCATAACTTGTATTCATTGCGTTTCTCATTACGGAGTTGATTCATGGCAGCACGAATGTATCCAGCCACATCAGTACCCTCTTTACTGGCAGCAGCTTTAACAAATTCATACAAATCATCATCTAAAGTTGATGCCACTGTGTTTGAAAGTTTTTCGGTCATGCCACCGCCTCTGACTTATCAGCTTGATTTATTTGATTCAACAAATAGTGCATTTGATGAAGTCTTGTTGCTGGAACAAAATCACCCCAGTGACAGATTGCACTATGCGTAACTCCAATAGCCTCGCCTATTTTGGTTTTAGTCCCAAATGCGTCTATTAGATCAGTAATTGGTATTTCTGGAAGTTCTTTCATTTCTCAATGTTAGTATACTCACAACGTAAATGTCAACCTTCTGTCTAAAATTAATAGAAAACTGTCAATCAAAATGACACCAACCTCACACATTTAGATTGTAAGATTACTTGCGACATTTAATATAAATTTTAAGGTTACAAAAAATGAATTTAGGCGAGCGAGTAAAGAAATTGCGTAAAGATCAAGGTTGGTCACAACAAGATTTTGCTAATCGAACCTCAATATCAAGAGCAAGAGTTGCTCAACTAGAAACTGATCCGACCGCAGAAGTTAAAGCGGCAGGGTTAGTGTCCATTGCTAAGGCTTTTGGATGCACCATAGAGCAATTATTATCAAATAATGCGCTCGAATCGAGGGGGGGATTAAAGCTGAATCCGATCACTCGGAAGGCCCCCGTGGTAAGCTGGAATTCCCTACCAGCCATAATAGAGGGAAAATTTATGCTAGAAAGTGAGCACTGGGTAGGATGCCCATACGACCTATCGGAGAATTCTTTTGCGCTTGAAGTGCAAGATGAAGTAATGACTGCCAGTAACGGCAGATCGTATCCGCTAGGTGTTTTAATTTTTGTTGACCCAGACAAAACGCCAGTAAGTGGAGATCGCATTGTTGCGATAGATACTGAAAATTTAAGTTCTGTTTTTCGGGAATACGTTATAACAGGTGGTGTTGAACATTTAAAACCTTTGAATGATCGCTATCCTATAAAAGAGTTTTCATTATCAACTAAGATCATAGGAACTGTAGTTGGTTCTTATCAATCAGAGGGATAAAATGTTAGTTTGTAATTTACATAATAATCGAAGCCGAAAGTTGGCGTGGATGCAAGAAGATCAATGGCAATGGTTTATTATCCATACCGATCCGTACGCAAACACTAAGCCTGTTTTTGGTACTAGAGAACCCATGTTTAAGAATATGGCAACAAACTTTGGAAAAAATAATAACGAGCAGTGTCCTCAAGGCCCACCTAGTAAATAATTTAACCATTATTAATACCCTCTAAAATATCAGTAAAATTACCTAAAAATTCATTAAAAAACTAACATTTTAAATGTTTTTCCGAAAAAGCTGTACTTTTGATTGTGAGTTAGCTAACATAACCACAGACATAAAGCTGACTAAGGAAATTTAAGATGAACTCAATCAACCACTGTCATGTAACGGCCCAAATTAACGCCTACACCGATGAACCCAACGATGCACCCTTAGATGGTGTGTTTGATGATTGCTCCCCTCTCAAAGACATTTACGCAGCCTTGATGTTCAAGCGTGAAGTTACCTTCCAAGCTGCTTGGCATTTTGAGCCAACAACCTATACAGCCTTTGACATTCTATTAGATCGCATTAACGAGAACGCTGACACAACAGACCTAGCCGCCAGCATATTTGCAGCAGCTTTGTTTAACGAGAATAAAGGTGAGGCAGCAACAGACCTTGCTCAAGATTGTGACTTTAAAACTTGGGTGTTTGATTTCTT